TTCCTCGTGAGATTTTGGTAAATTTTTGTCACTAGTTTTGTACTTGCTTTTAAGAACATGAATAATTATATCATGTTTTGATTTATTTAGCAAAATATTGAATAGCGCTGCATTTTCTATACAACCTCCTCCTGTTGATATTATTTTTGATTCAGGATTTTCAATCAAATTTTTTATAATCTTACATTCTTCTTTACGGAATGTATTCCATTGTGGCTTTGTATTTTTATATACTTTAAAAAAAGGATTTAATTCATCGGAATCATAAAAAGGTAAATTTAATTTTCGAGATAATTGTTTACTTAGAAAAGTTTTGCCAGAATCAGGCATTCCAATAAATATTATATTATGATAACTATATACCATTTGAATCCAACAAATTAAAAATGTCCATCTCATTTATTATTAACAATATATGTCATTAAATGTCATTAAAGTCAAAATTATCATCCACGACATCGGTAGTTTCCATCACTAGCTGCTGTACATTCGTTGTGCCATCTTGATTACTCAAATTCTTGTACATGGAAGGATCAAATTCGCCATTAAGTTTCAAAAGCTCTGCTTCATCGGGGTTGTACTTGTGAATTACATCGGCCTTGTCGTCCTCAAATTCTCGCGTTGAAATCAATACTGTGTCTCCTGGATTAATCCAAACACGCCTCTTGAACTTGCCACGAATATGACAAACTTTTGTTGTAGAATCTGAGCACAAGACAAGACACCTCATATCTCCAAGCATCTTGTCTACCAAACCGTATTCTTGTTGATCTTCTTTAATTATAATTTCACGCTTGCCCATAGTCGGACGAGCTCCGCGCTTGTGTTTTTTTCCACCTCCTGTGTTTTTTGTCATTTGCTATTTATACTATAAGAAAGAAAAAAAAATGTCTCGAGTCAGTTTTTAAAATGTTTTTTAAAAAGCCTTGTTATTTAATCCTCGGCAAAAAAAAATTTACAAGTATCAATTTTTGCTTCACGCGCAACTCTAAATCTTGATATTTCCTGGAATTTTCTCAATCTCCGAAAATGGAAGAATCATGACAAGATCCTTGCGGTTAAAACGTCCATACAAAGTATATTCTATACCACTCTCTGTCACATAGGGAAGTTTTTTATAAAAATCGTTGACTTTTTCTACAAGTCTCTTTCTATTCACAATTAGAAAGCCCGTGGGAGTTTGAAATGCAATGGCGTCTGCTTGTCCATACACCCATCCTGGGTATCCGTCGATATTATGGACTTCTAAATACGCAATCGAAGGGTCAGGTTCCTGTCCCCTTTTACGAGCCTTCATCGACTTGACTTCGACACGAATATATTTACGGAGTCGCTCCTCAAAAGTCACAAAGTCATAATGTTTCTTGTGGTTTTCAAACTTGGTCGCTGTACGAATCCTTTTGCCTGCAGACTTGTAGTAATCATAAAATTGATTTTCAGCAGTTTGACCAAGCTCCCGTGAAATACTATCGGCTAGTTCACCTCCACCGCGAACAGGTCCCGGCCCCGCAAAGGGTGACTTCTTGATAAAGGACTGGAAGCATGGAGTACAGTAACGATGTCCTTTGGAAGGAGAATCGCAAATTTGGCAGTTCATCTGTTGAATTTTAGTAATCTGTATTATAGATTGGGACATTTTAAGTTAACTTCCGGGTTAATTTTTGATTTCAACACATTAAATTTCGCGTCATCAGTTTTTGCATGACCAGCTTGAAAAAATTTTTTAGGTTCATTTTTTACAAATTATAAAAATTCTTGGGTAAATCTCTAAATAATTTTGAAAAAATAAAATTAGTAGATGTTGCCCATTTTAAATCTTCTTCAAACATCTTTAATTTATCTTTGGTAAAATACTTTATAATATCTAAACCCTCTTTTTTAGAATCAACAACAATTGCAAAAGAAGATTGAGACAATCCATATAATCCCTCTAAATCAAGAATAGGATTATTCCACCCTCCAAATCCATTAAAAATAACTTTCGGTACACCAAACCCGCCTTCTTTAAATCTTTGATTAGTGTATAAAAATGTTGGACCATCTTTTCGTATTCCGTGAATAACGGGATGCTTAAACCCACCTCGTCTAATTGTTTGAGTGGTATTTTTATCAGAACCGTATATAGATCTGCTATATAGTAAATTACATTTAGGTCCTTTAAAAGTAATTAATCTAAACCATGTATTCAAATTAGCATTAGGTAAATAAGGAATTTTCAAAAGAGATTTTTGATAAGTTTTTTTGTCTGTGGCTTGGATGATTGTTTGTATATTAACTTTTTGCTTCAAAATTATTATTAAATCAAATCTTATGGATACATTATTATTAAAAACCTTTTTAGATTCCAATGTATCAAACATATGTAACCACAATACAGTATTATCACGGGTCATAAGCTTCCAAAGATCCTTGCTTCTACTTTTATCGTCAGCCGGCTTTCTCCAACCCGGTGGCAATAACATACCAAAATAACCATTCGGTGCCAACCATTTTGTTAATGAATATTGAACAAAGTCTATCCACAAACTGTCACCCGCTTTTCTATCTGTTTCCTTTAGTTGAGGTCTTTCAAACGGTGGATTTCCAACAACAACTGTAAAATTATCAAGTCCGAAATGCTGTCTTGAATTAAATTGCGTAATTGTATTGCCGTGAAATATATGGAGAGAACTTCCAAATATCTGCTTCATCATGGAAACATTAGATGAATCAAGTTCAGCCGCAAATAACATGTTTCTAATTATATGAGCATGTCGTACCTTTGGATCACTAAAAACTTTACTCAATGAATTCATTAATTTCTTATAAATTAAGACTAAAAATCCACCCATACCTGCAGAAGGATCAAAAAAAGTAGAATTAGGATTTCTCCATATATAGTCCGGAATTCGATCTATAATCATATAAACACATTCAAAAGGTGTAAAAACTTCTCCCATATTTTTCTTTTCGTAAAATGTAGGTTTCAAAAATCGACGGTATATTTCCATGACTTGATTAAAGTCATGTTTCAATAACAAACCTTCCGTGTTTTTTTTCATTTGTTTATACGGAAATTTAAATATTTTTTTATACACCATAAAACTTTCAACTCTTGCAAATTGGCTTCGGTGCTGTCAGCAAGTTTTTGAATTTTGCTTCCAGTGACCATGTAAGTTTTCGAGGTGCTTGTTGGACTACTTTAAGAACAGCTATAGTATCGTGTCTCTTTAATTTGTTCCTATTCATAGCATCGCTAGTCTAGTAAATTGATTTACAAGTGGTCGCAAAAAAAAGCTCTTTGTTTTTGTAGTGGTTCCAAATTGGAATGTTTTTTTTTACAAGACGTTCTAACCAGACTCCCTAGCTCAAAATTAAGCTATTAATCTCACTTCTAAGTTTATTAGCTTCCTGCTTGAAAAATTCAGCAGTTTGAACTAAAGAATCTGCGTGATTATACAAGTTATGTAGCTTTTGCCTTGTCACCATCATGGATAAAAGTGGCTTTACTTGATGTTGAGCATTCGTATTAACAATAGTTGGAGTTATTTGAGTTGCGTGTTTTTCTCGATCATGTCGATCCAACCATCCCTTCTTAGTGTAAGTCTTCTTTGAAGACGGGCATTTGGCACATTGATAGTTCATTTTAAAGTTTTGTAGCTAAAAAAAAATGCAATCAATTTTTAAAAATTGCAGTATTAAAACTACCACAATTAGAGCACTCCATGGCGATGGGATGGAATACAGTCTGCGACTTTTTTAAACAATCATTGCATAAAAGTTCGACATCTTTCGCTTCTTGTTCCGTGGGAATTGGAATCGCACAAATAATCGACTTGTATTTTGACCAATCGACATCAATCATTGTTTTTTTACACAAAGGACACTGGTATTTATTATTTTGCATCATACCTTCAAGACATTTAGAATGTATCCAGTGTCCACATTGGAGATTCGCTGCTGCAAGATGTTGATAATACAACCGTTCCAAACATACACAACATTCAGAATCAGGATCTGCTTTTTTATTAGTACAAGTATGCTCACCAGCTGCGTAACAAAGATTGCAAGTATCACAATGAAATCGATCTTGAATCGATTCTTTATAACATATTTTACATTGATTACAATGGACGATAGGAAACTCTGCCCAAAGATTGCAAATATTGCAAAAATGTTCGGCAAAAGGTTGCTTACAATTTTGACATTCTGATGATTTATCCTGAATAGTGTCGCAAGAATTACATTGCACTGTTTTTATAGAGTATCGATCGATAGGATGACTTTGCACAGCGTCGTGACATAAACGACAATCAAAATATTGTTTGCAACAGGGCGCCAGGATTTTACAATTTCTTTTATAGTGTTGACACAATTTTATATCGTTATTGTAATATAAAATTTTATTGACAGGTTTCAATTTTTGCATTATTTAAAAAAAAAAGGAAATTTTTTGCCAGGAGAAAAAATTTTTATAAATATTAATAAATGATGAATTTTGAAATTGGGTTTTGGGTTATATTTTGTATAATTTTTACCATCATGGCATTTTTTATATGGATTTGTGTTATGAAATCCAAAGCAGAAACTATAATGAAAATTAGTTCAGTAGGTTTAGGATATTTAATACAACAATATTTGACCAAAAGTTTTCAAAAAGTTTCTCTACTTTTAATACAATCTAACAAAACGACGGATAAAATTTCACTGGAAACCATTTCAGCTCAACAATCCAAGTTTATTGAATTTTACAAACCAATCTTTACCAAAGAAATTTTAAAATTTAGTCGAGGAAACAATATTGTAAAATCTATCCTGGACAATGTCACCAAAACACATGATTTGGATTTGTTTGCCTTTCCAGATATTATTATAAGCAAAAACGAATATTATAATACAATGTTGTTTTTAGCTTCCTACAAGACAATGCAAAACCCATTAACAATGTCCAACCAAGATGCCAAGGAATTTTTGGATAATCTTGTTCATTCAGAAATCATAAAAAGCAAATGATTCCAATGGTAAATCATCATTGTAATTTTCCGGTGCTTCATATTTTTTTGCAGTTATAATTTTAAAAAGAATGGCTCGGGGATAATAAAATGCAATACTAGGAGCTGTCAGATTATTGACGGAAGATGTCCATAATTGATTATGTACACTAAACGATTCAAACATTTGCACTTTGGAAATTAATGCATGATCAAATTCCAAATAATTTGGTAAATGAATTTTTGGGGTTCCATAAAATATATTTTTATTGCACCCAATCGAAAATTCGGAACTGAGCAATTTTAATCTTGGCAATTTCTTTCCCACAAAAATATACTTTTCATCACAATATGCTGATAAATATTTTGGAGAAGATACTAAATCCATAATTCGAGCATTGGGTTTTTTAAAAGGATGCATCGGATCACTGGAAATCGTGTTACTATAATAATCCAGAATTATGAATCGTTTCATTTTAGAAATTTTATCTTGAACAACAGTCACGATTTCTAAACGATTGCCATTCAAATAATCACAAGCAACACCAAAAAAATTAAAAAACAAGTATTTTTTAGCAGGTAAAGTTTTAAAGACACTTACAGGACACAATTCCAAATCCTCTGGAATTCTTTTCAAAATTTCCGTTTCATTATGAATTTCATAACCCACCCAAATTGAATTAGGATGTAAATCAAAGTTCATTTGTTTATTACCTACCGCTAGTTTGTACGCTTTTCTTTGAATGGGTGAGGGTAGTAATGATAAACATTGCACCGCAATATGTAAGAATAGGTTCCAAAGTCTCATTTTTATTTCATATATTTTTTAATTTTCTTAAAAATAGATTGTAATGAGTCTTATTGTAATGCGTCATGGAGAAACATTGTTTAACAAGATGGGTGTCCTGGCAGGGTGGACAAATGTTCCTCTCAGTAATTTGGGAAAACAACAAGTATTTCGCACCATTCCAGTATTAAAAAGTGTCAATATTCAAAAAATATTTACCAGTGACCAACAAAGATCTATTGAAACTGCAAACATTATAAAAAAAGAATTGCAAAAAGATATTCCAATTATATCATCGGAAGCATTAAAGGAGCGTCATTATGGAATTCTAACCGGAAAGCCTAAATCTGAACTAAACAACTTATATAGCCCTCAAACAGTTCAATCTTGGAGGCGTGGATACTATGACCGACCTCCTTATGGTGAAAACTTGCACGATGTAAAAATGCGTGTATCGAATTTTTACGAAGCAAATATAATACATTGTTTCGATAATCAACAAAATATTTTAGTAGTATCTCATAGTAATACATTGCGCGCTCTTTTTGTACATTTGAAACTAAAAGATGAAAACACGATCGAGAAATTTGATATTAATAATTGTCAAATCATCAAAATAGATTGGAAGAATTGTAAATTTTCCTATTTAATGGTTTAAGCATTTAAATTTTAATGTAAAATGCTAGATTTTTTACAGGTAAATGAAACCAAACCCTATTCTACAAGTGTTTTAAATACAGAACTTATTCGTACCGGTACAGATCAATCAGGATCTTGTTTTTTTTATTCATTATATTATCCTTTTAAAGACTTTCGTGAATTATCCAACGACCAAAGAAAAGTTTATATTGAAAACAAACGAAAGGAATTAGCCGATAAAATACAATTTGAAGAATGGTTTTTGATACAAAATGGCAATATTGCATTTTTGCAAATTATTGAATCCATGCGACTTATTATGCATTCCATTCCAAAATTATTGCTTGATAACCAAGAATATTTTGAAAAATATGATGTAAATCCAGTGGCGATTGATATTTTGTTTACATTACTAAATCCCAATTTGGTGGAACAAGAAATTTTACCACAATGGGATATGGAATGTTCTAAAAAATACCAAGCAGAAAATGAAGAATCCTATTTGGAACAAATAAAAAATACTTGGTATGATATTTACAAAGTAAAAGTTAAAAAAGCCATTGATGACTTGGAAAAAAAGATTGATACCCATGTACCAAAAATGAGTATCGACAAGAAAAGTAAAGTAATCCAGAAATTATCCTTGCTTAGTTATCCAATATTTGATTTTGTCACGACAAAGGCCTTGTCTGACTTTAAGTCTGAAATTTCAGACCCCAAAAAATGGCTTAATGTCTTTATTTTTTCAAGTGTAGTGGATTACTTAAATCATAAAGTAAATATTATAATTCTTGACGAACAAACTGGAATGCCTTATGAGGGCATGAAATTATTGTATAAAAAACATGTGTTTAAAAACGAAAACCCCTTTGTCGTCATTTTGTATTTCAAGGACATGCATTTTGAATCACTTGGTAAAAAAACAGTCATTAATAAAAAGACTATTATTCAACGCTTATTCAAAAAAGATGACCCGTTTATTATTACTTGTCTTACTTATTTAGAAGAAGATGAAGAATCTACAACTAGAGTTAATTAAATTTATTGGTAAGTAGAATTTACAAGGTTAGTTTTGCAATATTGTGGGTATGCATTGCTAATGTTAAAGTAATTGGAATCGGATAGAGCGGTACCAGGGTTGGCAGAATTAATGTTAAAGCCTGGGATATTGTAAGCAACACCACCAAAAGCAGGGCTAATAACAACAGGACGAACTAAACATTCACCTTGAGCAGTACGGAAAGGACATTTTGGTTTTGTATAATAATTTCCAAGAGTGTGGTAGTCGGGTGTACCGTTCACTAATCCGTGAGAATTAATATCCTGGTATACAGATCCATTTTCAGTTGATCGGTCGTAACTCATTTTTTTATAGATACAAAAAAAATTAAAAATTTTTCTATACAAAAATCTTGATTGGCCCAATCTTGGAACGGAATGCGTCGTTCAGTTGAGTAATACTATCATTCACAAACTTTTCAAGCTGTCCTATCTGAGCCTTTACTTCCGTAAAACTAATTTGCCGTGTCTGCAATGCGTGAAACAAAGGAGTGGCTACAAGATTTAGTGTCTCCATACATTCTACCATTCGCTGATCCTTTTGATGCTGAAGCTCGCGTGCCACAAGCGACTTTTTATAGTACTCTTCGTCGATAAAATTGCGAAGAAACATGATACGCAGGTCGGTGTTATTATGTACAAGCTTTTCACGGAGACGAACAAGGTCATTATGAATCAAATGATTGAGACGCTGATGTAGTGTCTGAAATCCCACGGTTTGGCGAATATCGGTAGGATAATGATAATAATGCCAGACATTCTGAGCGTTACAGGGATTTTGCTGATATTGTGGAGCTACTGCAGCTTCTCCCAATCGAGCTGCCCACTCGTAGTAGTGAGGGTTATGCACAGCTCCCTTTTCAATAGCTCCAGTATTCCAATTAAAGGCAACATGACAGCCAGGACACCACATTTGTGCACATCCCTCGGTCTTTTGAATTCTTGTCCCGCAATTGGGACAAGGTTTTGAATCAGATTTGATCATTGCCCAGGTGTCTAGATCATCTTGCTTGCACTCGTGTTCAAGTCCCTCGACTTTAGCAGAATTACACTTAAGACAAGTGTACTTTTGGCAAATTGCGCAACTACCACTCTTAGTGTCGAGAAAGCCTTTGCAGTTTGCAGTTGGGCATTGACGAATGTCAAAGTTCTGTTTGCTACTAGTTGCTTCGGTTGCTGGTGTTGGTGCTGCTGCTGCACCTGGATGATTCAAATCATAGAGAACCCAATTTAGCTCGCGCTTTTGTGCCTTGAGCTTTTTCTCTTGCTCCTCAATCTCCTTGATTTGCTTTTGAATCTTTTCCTTTTGAATTTGAGCGGCGACAAGCGGCATTGTTTCGGGGAAGTAGGACTTTTCTCGGTTGAGCAAAAGGCTTGAACGGCTGGTTTTCCATTGTGAAACCATATAGGCGCGCGGAAGAATGGTATTGACAAAGAAAAGATCCCACTGGTGCTTACAGTGCATGCAATGGGGATCTTCCAAGGAGCCGTTGATAAATTTTTTGACACAAGACACACAGCATTTTTCATTGCATTTCGGGCAAGTGACGGCCTTGCGATTGCTTTGATTAAATGTGTCACAGCAAATTGAGCAATCCATAGTTTTTTGTTTGGTCCTGTTTGTTTTTATAAAGTCTGTTTTTGCAAAAAAATTAGTGTAAAAGTGCTTTTAAATTCAGATAAGCTACCAAAGGCCAAAAAAAGTTTTCCGAAATCAATTTTTGGAAAACGATGCTTGGGAAAAAGTTTTATCATTTTCTTTCAAATTTTTTTAAAAAAGTATCCAGCTTGTTTATCAAATAAACATCGGTAACATTTTTTGCTATACATCGGAAAAAAACACAATATTGGTGGCGGACATTTAGGCCTTACAAAAAATTTCCAAAATCAATTTTTGGAAATTTTTCCCAATGCCTGGGAAAATTTAAAGATATAACTAGAAATAAAGAAAGATGTCATCAAGTAAAATATGGCGCAATGCAATTGTAAGTTATTTTTCTTCTGTGGGTGTATATGGATTTTATCGAGGATATAATAACTTATTTGCTACAGATAAATTCAATACAATAGAAATACTAACGACAAACAAAATTTTAAATGGACTAAATGGTGCATTTTGGTGTATGAATCCTATCTATCAACCAATCTTGATTTTTGGTATACTGAGACGCACCGAGAAAGTATTACGAAATATGCCTCTTGAAAAGATGGACTATTATGATTAATAGTCTTCTATCGATAACAGTGTGAATAGGATTCAAATTTGCAGCGACAAACACAAAAAAAAATTCTAAAACATCATTTTTTAGGCTTGGTTAGCCTTTTTCTTTTGTTGTCGTTCATCCTGAACCTTTTTTATAGAATTTCCAACAAGTTGTTTAATTTTTTGCACAGAAGCTTTTGGTGCAGATGTACGAATAGCTTCGGCTGCCGCAACTTGAATTGCAGAAGCAATTTGTTGTTGAGTTTTATTTTGTTGTTGAGCTTTCGCAATTGCTTGTTTCGCCGCTTTCATTATAGCTTGTTGCACAGCTGCTTGATCCAAAACTTGTTCTGCTGCTGCTTGTGTGGCAGCTTGAGTTGCACCTTGAGCATTTGCCTGTTTTTGACCTTGTTGCACTGCATTTTGAACAGCTGGTGATTGAACAACAGATTGAGCAGCATCTTTAGCAGCTTGCTCTACAACTTGTGGAGAAGCAGCTGGAACTTGCTGGGTAACCGCATCGGCAACAACATCCTTAACTTGATTGGCTACTTGTCCAGCTACAGTTTGTTTAGCAACATCCTCAACGGCTTGAGCTCCTACTTGTGCAACTTGTTGTTTTACTTTTTGTTGCTTCAAAACCTGCCCTGCAGCTGCTTGTGTGGCTGCTTGAGTTGAACCTTGAGCATTCGCCTGTTTTTGGCCTTGTTGAACTGCTTTTTGGACAACTTGAGATTGAACAACTGCTTGAGCAGCATCACTAGCTGCTTGTTCAACAATTGCAGGTGGAGCATTTGGAACTTGTTGGGCGACAACCTTTTCAACAGCATCTTGTACTGTTGCAGCAACTTGTTGTTGAACAGGAGTAATTAAAATTTGTTGTTGATTGGACAATTGTTGAGCAATTTTTACAAGCCTTTGTTTAGCCGCAAGCAATTGTTGTTGAGTAGGAGGATTATCAAATGATTCAATTACTTGATCTATTTCAGTAAGAAGCTTTCCTAATCTCTTGTCTTTTTTAAGAAGAAGAGAAATAGTTTCATATAATATTGACAATTGGGATCTAATAGAATCTGCAGATGGCGCCTGAGCAATTTGTGATATAACCTTTTTCACACTTTGTTGTTTCGGTGTAAATATGGTACTATCTTTGGATAAATTCTGTTGATTTTGTTTTATGTTGACAGCTTGCACATTCTTGGGAACTTTTTGACTATTAAGTTCATTTGCCCACAATAAAGCTTTGGAATAAGCACTTTTAACTTTATCGTCAATCGCTGGAATTGTTTCACGATAGCTTTGAGTAGCAGCTAAATAAGAGTCGTATAAGGATTGAATAATAGTAATAGGATTTTCATCGCTTCCGTATTTATACAACGACTTTTTGCCACTGCCCGGTCCATAAAAAGTAGATAAATATTTTTCAAATGCGGAACCAAAATGTTTATCAACATCTGCATTTCCACCTGGGTAGTCTTTGCAAAAATCTTGCAATACATTGATCAACTCTTGAGGTCCTTCTTTGCTCATATCTGTAGAAATTGATTTAAATTTATCAGTAGTCTCTTTGATCGCAACCTTTTTCTCTTGTTGTATTGCCTTGTTCGTTTGTTTTACTGTATTGGTAAATATGGCTTGAACATTTGGATCAATGTCGCGACCAATCGTTTGCTTGTGAACAGCCTTTTTATAACGCTGTTGCCAATATTTTATATCTTTTGGATCCGTTTTATTTTGAATCAAACCTTTTACAAAATCAGTCATTAATTGAGTAAAATGTTCTTCCAACTCTACATTTTCAATACGCAAAGTTTTGTAGCGTTCATACAAGATTAGTAAATCTTCAATGTTGTCTTGAATCTTTTCAATCTTTAAAATTTGTTCAGAAATTTTCCCAAGTTGATCCTTTTTACGATTAATTTGGTTTTGATTCATCGGATTCTGAGTTTGTTTTGGTTTTGAACTACCTATACCCATTGTTTTTTATGATTAATAGAATAAAAAAAAATTATTTCAAATGAGATTTTATTTACATATTTTCGCCTTGAGCTGAATTCCACTGCGGAAATTTAAATAGATTGGAGGAATTACGCTCCATCAAAAAAACACTAGCATAATCCAAGTCTAATTTATCCATAAATTCACAATCGATCTTTCCGAGATTTAATAAAGAATACATCATTTTTATAATTCGACCGTGTGTGACCAACACGACTTCTTTGTCTTTGTAGGTAGAAAGATCCTCCAAAAAACTAGTAATGTTGATGGTGTAGGAACTATCCATTACAACAACTTTATTTTTGATTCGCAAGTCCTCAATAATTTCAGGTTTTGTTGTACAGTAATCGGCAATAATTTGTGAAGTTTCAATTGTGCGAATGGTAGGACTTGTAAAAATTTTTGTAATTGTTTTAGGAAGACTGTCAAGTATCCCGTGTACTTGTTCAACCCCAGTTGTTGATAAAGAAACATCCTTATTAGGCTTTATATTATCAACAGAAACAAGTCCACAAGCGTCCGTAACTCCATGTCGTACGATATAAACTTTCATTTTGATTCCAAATATAGAAAAAAATATATCCACAACAATTTTTTATGAAAATTGAAATTTATATAAATTCATCTTTCATCGTCAAAAATGCAATTATGCCAACTGATTAACTTTTGGAAGTTATCGACTGGAATATGGATTATGTGGTTAATGTTTTTTTATAAAAATTGGAGCATTACCGCATATTTATATTTGTCGCTTCATGGAACTTATGGAATTTTATGGTCCCTCAAGTCACTAGTATGTCCTGATAAATCCTTCATATATAACATCGACCTTTGGGAAGCTTTTTATAGTACTTTATTCTTACTTCTTTATTGGGTTTTTCCTTTTACCACAATCAAATACAATGTACATTTATCCAAAATTGAAATGTGTGCCATCGTAACACTATTTAATATTGGAGTTTTTCTACATTTTGGTGCCGACACTCAAAAATATTATACTTTACAGAACCAAAAAAAATTCATTGATGAAGGATTCTTTCAATGGATTCGAAATCCAAACTATTTGGGCGAATTATTTATATATACTTCATTTGTCTATTGCACAAAATCGAGACTTTGTTGCTATATTTTATTATTTAATGTTTGTCTTATTTGGATACCCCGAATGTACATTAAAGAATGGTATTTGCGTAAATATCCTGAATACAAAATTACAAAAACAAAGTTGTGGATTCCATTTGTATGGTAAAAAATTTATTAAAACTATTTAATAAATATGGATATATTCTTGACAATTTTGTACATTTTTATCGTAATCATTCTGATTGTTCTTTTTATTGCCATTATTTTAGGTTCACTTGTACATTATAAAATTAATAAATGTATTTTGGAATTGTCTAAAAAGTTGAATTGTAGTGTCCAACAAGCACAATGTTTATTAGAAAAGTTGCCCAGAAAAGTTGGACGGAAAATTTGTCATCAAAAGAACCTCACAAGGAACGAAAGAATTATTGTTAGTGATGCCAAGACATTTTGCAAAATCTGAAAAAAACATTGCAAGAATAATAAAATGCAAGAGCCATTTTATAAAAAAATGAACATTAGAGAATTCACTCTTCAAGGAAATCCTAGCTTGGAGTTATACTTGATGAGAGGTTTACCTGGTTCTGGTAAATCAACAAAGATGAAGGAAATTTTTCAACGCCATGGGATTCCATACACAATGCCAAACCGTAGAATTCACATTGTCTCCAATGATGATTATTCAACCTTGTACAGAAATAAGCAAACTGGACAAGTTAAAAAATTGATGCAAATGACGGACCAACAAATTTCAGTTCCCAATTTTGATGATATTATGCAACAAAAATATCACATGGTTTTTGATCCCTCATTACCATTGATTGTACAAAAAAAGATGAAGGAAAAAATGGAAGCTGGTGTGACTCCTCTCATATTCGACAACACCTACTTGAATGACGCTGAATTAGTTCCAGCCATTGGTTTTGCAACAATGAATAATTATACAGTTCATATTATTGAGTTTGATGTAAGACCAATTATTGGTCAAAGAACTGCGCAAACACCTGTCCAACAATGGTCACCAGCTTATAAAAGTTATCGTCAATCACTTGATCAACGTTATAGAAAATCAATTCTAGAGACTGTAGAGGAAAGTGGTAAAAATATTACACAAGAAATGTTGTGGACTAGTTACAAAATGGCACCCAATTATATGAAATCGTTGGCTTTATCAGACTCAATGCTGGATAATCCTCAAGCGTACAGAAGAAGAATTTTAAAAACATTTCGAAAACCAGAAGGGTTACAACAGAGTGTGCGTCAATTTATCAAACAATACAATCAATGAAAATTTCTAAATCCACAGGGATACCGGTCGGAAGGAGACGATTTTGCTGGTAATGCACAAACACCATTCACACAAACTGGTTTTTGTGCTTTTACTGCTAAATCAAGTTGAGCTTTATAGTACTCTTTGTTTTCTTCAACGCCGCGACCTACCGCATAATCCGTAAATATCGGACGAGTTTGAAGTGCTCTTGGTAATGGATAACCATAATTGCTGTTATTTCTAGCAAAGGAACTCATTTTAATAACCCTATTTTTTTTTTCAGACACAAAAAAAAAATATTCACACCTCTTTAAATAAAATGTCTGGTTATGTATTATTTTGTCATGGTATTATTAATTCCACGGAAACTTTGGATGCCAAAAAAAGACACAACATTCGAATTGTTTCAATTGGGACTGAGGGACAATTAACAAGCTTTTGTAAATCTGAAGTATTGTTAAAATTTTTTCTCCAGTTTTACGGAGTCAATTTTTTAATTGAATTGTACAATATTCTTGTCTATTTAGGTGATAATTATCTGCTTTTTAACCCCACAAAAAGTACAGCAAAATATCGCTTTCAAATAAAGTGTCTGTTTTTGCTGAATGAGCAAGATTTGAGAATAGTTCCACAAAATCGACTACGAGCCTATGGTCTAGATGAAACTATAGTAAATCTACATCTAAGCAATATTCCGCCTGAAACTGCGGTAGCAAGATTTAAAATATCTACGAAATTTTTGCGTCCAGAATTATTAAATAGTTTTCAATTTCCTCAAAAAGATGGTAAATCGATTTTGATCACTCCTGGTACTGACACAAAACAATTAGTCTATAACGACAAAGTCAACTTTGATTTACTTGCAGTTTATAAAACAGCATTGCATCCAGAGTTAAGTCAATACTATTTTGATTTACGATCAAGTAAAGTTGATCACAACTATAGAAATATTACTTTTGTTCAACCGA